AGCAAGTACTGTGTTCATTACTGTTTAGTGGAGAAAAATCCAGAGACAACATCCTCTGTTTCAAGCCTTCTTCACGGTCGGGCGCTTGGCAGCCACCTTTGGCTCGGTAGCAGCCTCTACTGGGGCTGCGACAGCAGCAGCCTTCTTGGGCTTGGCTGGCACCTCAGACTTGATGTAGTGCTTGTTGATGTACTTCTGGATGTTCAGGAACGTCACCTGCACGTCGGCAGGGGGGTCCAGGATCGCCTTCAGAGTAGCATCCATGTTAATGTTCTGACCCTGCTTCAGACCCTTCTCGGTCACGTACTCATTCACCTTCTTGGTCACCTGGGAGCGGGAAATCTGCTCACCGGCAGCCAGCTTCAGAAACTTACGCAGCTCCTCGGAGATATCCAGGGGCTTGTTGAAGCCGTTGCTGGTCGAACGGGCCTTGGCCTTCTCACCCAGAGGGTCCTCAATCAGGCTCTTCACCTTGCGCAGGTCCTTGCGCAGGAGCTTGATCTCGTCGATAACAGTCTGCAGGGTGATGGTGGTAGTGTCAGCCATTGATACTTGTTGAGCTCTTCACATCTTTAACTAGCTTCATGGTCTGAGTACTGAACACGAGCAAAAGAAGGGTCAGCATCGGCCACGTTAGCATGGGGCCGAGGATCATGAAAAGAATGAGATGCCATACCATGAAACCACCATACACGGGTGTATCCTTTACAAATTTGTAAGCCATGGAGTAGTCTGTGTACATTGCGAATACGTTACTGGTACTCATCTCTACTTATTCTTGGACATTTTTTTGACAGAGAATGCGATTAACACAGCCATCAAAATAGTCCCTACGACAATCAAAAGGATGATTGCCCAAATTGGAAACCAATTACTTATCAGTGCATCACCGGCGCCCGTCGTTCCATCGCCTCCCGCTGCCGCTCCGTCACCAGTCGGAACTGTACAACATCCTGGGTCACATGGAAACTGTGCATCACCTTCCTGGAATGCACAAATCATATTCGGGCCAGATTCTGTTCCTGTGGCGACGGTTACACCAGGCGTCACCTGAGCCATCTGTTTACAGTTCTTACCAGTGTATTGTGGCCCGCAATACGTCGGTCCCGTTGTCACGTACGTGTTTCCTGTTCCACAGAGTCCATTTGCCTGAAGTGTGTACCCAATCGGGCACGTTTTTGTGACAATGATCGAACTCGTCGACGTGGCACAGTTGGAAGAATCTCCGGGAATTGGATAGTATCCAGTCGGACATGTCGCCACTGGATCCATCTACTTAGAGCTTAGGTTTGTTTTTTGAGCAGTACCATGGAGTACGGAACTCCCGTAAAGATTCCAGACGGCCGTTACTTTCTGAAGGTTTCCGCAAAGGGTGACGCTCGCGTGTTCCACCAGGTGAATAACGTCCAGGTTGACGGGACGCTGACGAAGGAGACGCGTCAGGTGAATCTCCGCATCCCCTCAAAAACTTTGTTCGAGTCTATTGATAACGAGCTTCTGAGTCAGGCGGAGGTGAGCAAGCTCGAGTGGTTTGGCAAGGATGTTTCAGCCGAGACGATTCGGTCCGCTTACCAGGCGAGCTTGTCTACTGACGGTGAGCTTTCCGCTTCACTGGCTTCCATCAAGGGGAAGGTGGTGACGACGTTCTTTGACGCTCAGAAGAACCCAGTTGACGAGATTTCAGGAGCGTGTGATTTCCTGTTTGAGTTGGCTGGTCTCTGGTTCCTCAAGCGCTCCTTTGGTCCCATCTGGCGCGTCGTCCAGGTTCGTCAGCGGTCGGCACCAAAGCCAAAGACGAAGGGATACCCAGTCGAGTTCCAATTTGCGGACGAGCCAGAAGCCGAGGAGGAGGATGACCCGACCGATTACCTGGACTGAAAAAAAAAGTCGTATACTAGTATAACATGGACGGCAAAGGTCTGGCGATTTTGATTCTTCTGTTCCTGATTGCCATGATGGTATTTTATCCTCAGCGTAGCGGCTACACCCCAACAGGCGACGACCCCGTTGGTATAACTCCAAACGAAACCAATGTGGCGAGCGATGGTGCCCGTGTCATGCAGGGCGGTGGCCACATCTCTGCTCCAGGTGGCACCTTCACGTCAGTTGACGACCCAGCCCCTTTCGACATGGGTGGCTCCGGTGTGCGCACGGTCGATATGCCAGTGTACGACAACACCAACGTGGGTCTGATTCCCAAGGAGGTGGTGACGACCGAGGATTTCGGTCAGTTTTCTCCAGACGCCATCCTGTCTGGTCAGAACTTCCTGGACCCGCGTGCCCAGATTGGTTTCCCCGAGACGATCGGTGGTAACCTGCGTAACGCCAACCGCGACTTCCGCTCCGAGCCACCCAACCCACGTGAGGCGGTCAGCATCTTTAACCTGTCCACCATTCCCCCGGACACGATGCGCCCCAAGTTTGAGATTGAGAACAGCTACGAGAAGTAGAGATCAAGCCGAATCGCACTTAAAAAATAAACACCTTTAACTAACAAATGGACGACTTTAAGGCCGTCATGACCGAATGGCTCTCCCTGAAGCACCAGCTTGCTGCTGCGAGGAAAGACATGGCTGTACTGAATAAGCGCGAGAAGGAGCTCCGGGCACAGGTCCAGGGTCACATGAAGGAGATTAAGGAGACCCAGGACGTCGACACGGTCAAGGTGAATCAGGAGAAGGTTTCTCTGCACACCAAAGAGTCCCGTGGAAGCATCACCAAGAATGTAATTCTGGCGGGTCTGCGTGCCTATTTCGGCGGCGATGATACGAAGGTCGAACAGGTTTACCAGATTATAGTCGACCACGCTCCAGTCAAGGAGCGCAATACTATCACTGTCAAGAAAGCCGCTTAAATGTCACTGGTCGCGAAGTGACCAGTGTTCGCCGTAGACACAACAGGTTACGCGGCGAAGGAGACGTGCTTCGCACGCCTCCACCTAACTAAGGAGACGAGCCACAGAAAGAACAAGTAAAAATGGGTGTCAACAACGAGTACAGTGATAACGCTCTCTTCAACGGCGACGACGTCGACGAGGCTTACGACGAGCAGGAGGACCATGAGCTCGTGCTCAATCCGACGGACTGGCACGACTGGCACTCGGAGGATGTCCTCAACATGTGGATGTCCCTTCGTCAATACCTCGAGGATAACCATCTCAACAACACGTTGATGAACAACGCGTCCTTCCACAACTTTGCCGAGTTTGTCCGACAATTTTCTCGGTAGATAGTATCTGCTCTCATGGATATCACCGGACCCAAGATTCTGACCCCAGCCATCCTGTTCGCCCTGCTCAGTCCGGGCCTGCTCCTGCGCGTGGGCCCCAGCCCGGTGCTGGTGCACGCCCTGGTGCTGTCCCTGGTGTACTACCTGATTGCCAAGTTTGTGCTCAAGGTGTCCCTGCGCCCCGCTGACCTGATCGTGCCCGCTGTGCTGTTCGTGCTCCTGACCCCAGGCGTCCTTCTGACGATCCCCCCAGCAGGCAAGGGCGTCTTTATGTCTGGTCAGTCCTCCCTGCTGGCTGTCGGTGTGCACACGCTGGTTTTCGCCCTGGTGTTTTCCTTCATGCGTAAGAATTTCGCCGCCTACTATTAAATGAACGGTCAGAAGTACGTCGGTCTTCTCATGAATTCCCGTACACAGGCACACGCCTTTCACTTGACTACAAACTCTTTCGCACAACACAAGGCGCTCCAGGCGTACTATGAAGGCATTGTACCTCTTTTCGATAGTTACGCCGAGGCATATATGGGTAAGTATGGTCGATTCCGCCGCATCATCGTCGGCCGCCGCACGATTGCCCGCAATCCGAAGTTGTATTTCCGTTCGCTTCTGACACAGCTTCGCCGCATGCGCCTTCCACGAGACTCGTACCTCAAGAACATTCAGGATGAAATTACAGCACTGGTACGTTCGACACTTTATATGCTGAGCCTAAAGTGAAAAGTCACTGACACACTAATGAAACATCTGGCGATAGGTCCAGGTGCGATGACATATTTTGCATTCCTTGGCGCGATGGGCGCCCTTCGAGATTGTCACGAACTTGACAATCTCGAAGACATTTCCGGTGCGAGTGCCGGCGGGCTTCTCGCTTTTTTCTACGTCGTCGCTGAAGGGAACATCAAAACGATACTGGACTACTCGGTGGACATTCCGATAAAGGATATCATGAAACCCAACATCCGCCAGTTTTTAAAACATTTCGGACTCGTCAGTCAAAAGAAGATTCGAAACGTCATCATCGACATTATCCGTGTCTTTTTCAGTAAAGAGGACCTGACGTTTCGCGAGTTCCAAGCCCTTCGCCCGACAATGCCCAAAGTACACATCAGCGCATACTGTGTCAACTTGGCGCGTACCGAATACTTTTCGTGTGACTCGACGCCGAACATGTCCGTGGTGGATGCCCTCTGCATGACCATCGCCGTGCCGTTTCTGTTTGCGTCGGTGGAACACCAGGGACGCCGGTACATCGACGGCGGGACGATGGAAGAGACACCGGGTGGAATTTTTGTAGGAAAAGGGGATGTAAAGACGATGAGATCCATGTGGGCAAAGGATTCAGTCGAATACGACACGCGCAATCTCAAGTCGTACATCATGAGCATATTAAACACGACGATGTGTCTGAGACCACGGTATACGTATCCAACTGTCGACGTTGACATGTCCAATTTTGAGTTGTTTGATTTTGGAGTCTCTACAGAGACGAAGCTGAAACTGTTTTCGTTTGGATACCATTCCACGCGTACACAGGTGTCGAAATCATGTACGATTTGCCATCCAGGTGAGGGTTTACAACCGCAAGAACCTCACGCAGATCAACCACGTCACACGGAGCAATATGCTTCTGAGAGTACTCTCGATCGTCTCGAACAAACCGAACAAAATCCTCGAGACGAGCCGAAAACTTTGTCGGCGTCCACCCATTCATCGTCATCCACGCCTCGTATCGCGCAAAAAACTCTGGACAGCGCGTCGTGAGCACGTGTTGCGTACACACCTTGGCGAGCTTCGACCATCCAGGAATCGTCGAACAGTCTGGGAACGCTCGGAGAGGCTTCGGAAACAGACCCGTCTTGAAGTGTGCATCCGTCACCTGTAGAATCTCAAGCTCGTTATCCATCGAGTGTGCGAGCCAGTTACCATCCCCCTGCTCCCACACCGTGTGCATAAACTCACAAATGGCGTCGCGAAACGGAAGGACGACCGCCTCCTGCCCGTGGATGATCGTCCGACCGAGCTTTGATTGGACACGATCATTCTCGGCAACGAGCGGGTCGTCGAGCGCCTCTTTGATGAAGATGGTTCGCAACTCACCGTGCGTCACGGAACGATTCTTGCGGTACTCGGGGGTTTGATGACGTCCGTGTGATACCCACGTCTTTTTCTCGGTGACGTTCACAGGGGCGAAGCTGATCGAGTGTATAATTTTTTGAGCCGTGGACTCAAAATCACCGACGACATACTTCATTTACAGTGTGGGAGTCTGTATTTTTTATCTGGCACTAGTAGTAACAATGCCAACCATTCTTCGCCGCGCATACACGTTCCGTCGCAAACCGCGGACGATCCGCGTCCCAGCCAGCCCTAATCACCGCGCGTACACGCGTCGCATTTCAGGTGGCACCGTCCGAGTCAAGTCTGCTCGTGTCGTCAACCGTGGTCTTCCAGGCAAGGGTCCGTACACGCTTCCACCCCTATCACCCGGCAAGCTGTACGGCTACACCGTGTCTGCCAACGTGCCGAACCGTTACAAATCCCTGACCTTTGCCATGAAGAGCAACTCGCCGCTGGCGGTGTTTCGTCGCCTTCAGATTCTGGCGCGTTACCTCAAGCGTACGTCGCCGACTGCACAGAGAACCGTGCTCAAGAACGCGGCGTGGGTGCGTACAAAGTTTTAAGGTCATCATCGTAGATGACCGCCGCGCAGCGAAGACCCCAGTTCTAAAGTTTGAATCCTATTCGTAGATATGGACGTTTCTACACTTTTGACGTGCCCGTGTCGCCCCAACTTTACGTATAAAAACTTGGCGCAACACAAAAAGTCTAAAATGCACCAGGCATGGGAAACATCCAGGGAAGTGAAAGATGTTCGTGTTCAGTCGAAGCATTTTGAAAATGAAATCGAACGTCTCAAGAACAGACTCGAACACAAAGAACAGGTTGAGATTGAACTCCTGAACCGGATTCGCCAACTTGAATCAGATGTCGAATATTGGAAGCAAGCTTCAGAGGGGGTCTACATCTGAGCCTTCATGAAATGTGCCTTTGCTTTGGGCATCATCATCTCGGCAACTTTTCTCCCGGCGAGAAACTTTGCAAACTCGAGACGTTTCATGTGTTGCTTCAGGTAGTAGATGAGCTTTCTGAGGTAAGTACGTGGATAAGGAAAGTAACTTATAAGACGCATGTCGTGATTCGACCAGTTTTGGGCTCGAGCGATTGAGAGTGTTGTCGTGTAGTTGTTGATTGAATTCTGGACACTTTTTATGTTTCTGTTTCTGGCTGTAAAATTTGCAATTTGTTTCGCTCTCTTGTCCACTGAATGAAGTGACAAGTATCTGAGCCTCGTATTCTCCTCCTTGATCATCCTGCGAGCCGTCGTAGGAGAAGCTTTCCGGATCGTCCTTTGGTACTCTCGACCCGGTGCGTACATTCCAGATATATTTCTCGGCGTCGCGTGTCTGATCGCCGTATAGTACGACATAATAGAGCGTCACATAATTTTCTCAAGCCCTAGTAACAAATGAAGCGCTCGACCATCATTCTTATTCTGCTGCTCGTCCTCGCCATCCTCGCGTTCAGCCGCACCGGCGTTTGGCGCGTCCCAGGTCAGACGACACAGGCTGAGCAGCGTCGCATCAAGGGTATGTCAGTTATAGTCGAGGATCTGTAAGGTTATCGCGTAGCGATGACCGCCGTCACGGTCTTTAAATCTCCTTGTACATTAAATGAACCCTGTTGCAAAGCGTGATTACATCAGACGCAGAAACATCGCTTTCAAATTTGAAATGCGTCAGACCAAAGAGAGCCTTCTTAAAAGAGCCAGAGCGCAAAGCATCAAAGTCACAAAGGATATGACGAAAGAACAGATTGTGAAGTGCCTCATCGGTTGGAAGAGTGTTTAGTTATAGCCTAAAACATCTAAACATGTATGGAGCAATTGAAAACCAGATGGGACAATCTCGTGAACGACCCGGCATTTCGTCGAAAGTTTACAGGATGTCAGGGTGACTATGACATATCAAAGTGTCGCCGAATTATTCATCCAAAAGGGACATTGTATACTCCCGTATCGGATGAAGAAGGTCATTTTATGGCCTATGAATTTATTGGGTCCGGAATCATACGTGTGTTTGACCCTGCACACAAATTGAGCCGGTACAACGGACACCTTAACCGTAATCTCATTTCAAAATTGTCAGGAAGACGAGTCGTTGTGTGTCGTGACCATCCTCAGAAACACGAAGAAGACACGTTCTGTGCGACGTGGACGCTCGTATGGCTTCGACCAGACCTGCGACACCTCACGAAGAGTGTCTAACGGCGAGCTGGGGCACGCGTGCCCCAGACCTTATACCCTCTTCTTCCCAGCAAGAATAATCAACATGAGACCAATAACGAGCGCAAGAAACGCACCCCATACAATCTTCTGATTGTCCTTTTCGAAAGGAACGGGTGGTGGTAAACTTTCAGGGCGTTCGACTTGATCCGGTACGTGTACCGTATGAAGTCGTAGCGTGAATGAATTGACATCGAGTCCGTGAAAGTCCAATGGTTTGCCGTTTCGGTCGAGCCATTTAACCGTGAGTCGGTCGAGCGAGTCGAGCCGTGAAGGAAACGAAACGTACACAGGGTAATCATTCGCCTCTTTGAACGATTTGATACCACCGGATGGAACATCCATAGGTATGATGGCGAATGAACGTGCCGACGTATTGCTCGTCGTTGTGTACACGCCTTGGGGGTTGAGAACCAGTTTGCGTGCATCTGTCGTGAATGGAGTCCGAAACTCTTCAATATCAAGCCATATATAGTCATTCATTTCGAGACTCACGATGTTGTTTGACACGACGTATGCATTGGCACTCGGATAGAGTCCTTTGTAAACGGTGTTTGTAGCAATCGGACTCGCCTGTGTCGCACCGAGCGGCAGACCGAGAATGTCTGCAATTTCCTGTGTCAGAGTTGTCACCGACGTCAAATTACCAGTGAAGAGGAACTTGCCTTCAGCGTCAAGGTAACTCAGTGCCACGTTCGACACCTGTGACGTGTTGTTGAATGTATCAACGAGCGAACATGTCGAGTAAAATCCGGGATTGAGATTCACGTTGGATGTGTTCACGGCTATGACGTTCGATTTCGTCGTCAGGTTGTACATTGTGTTTGGGATTTTAGCTGAAATGAGATCAATCTGGCTGATGTTGTGGACTGGTGACTGAAGAAACAGTGTGTACGAGTTCCCCGAAGGATACAGCTTCGTGTCTCTCTGTCTGGAATCGACGTACAACGTCGTCTCCATCTACCTAAATCCAACATTAAATAACTGTCCATTGGACAGCGCCGCGAAGAGGACTTCCCACCTGCGGCGGGAAGGACTTAAAACCAACATTAAAAGAAACAGTAGAAATGGTGCAGTATTGGCTTGACCGTGCCCGTATCAACGAAGGCCCGACTGACGTGACGGTCGTGCCTGTGAGTTTTGTCACTGCAAATGCATACCAGCATGACCAACTCAATCGCCTCGTGGCACCCGAGGATGAGATTGTCGACATGCTCGAGGTAGCCAAGAACGATTGGGTCTTTGAGCTCAAGCCGGGTGATGTTCTCCCGGTACAAATCATCGCTTCGATCCAGGCGACGCTCGACGCATCAAAGTTTGATGCCATGATGTTCCCGATCGTGTACCGCGGAAGCCCCATCCTTGAGAAGCGTTTTTACAAACGTTCGAGCTCCGAGAACATCCAGCAGTCAAGTATGCCTATTTTTAACCTAAACCCTCCCCCCGCAGAATCTTCAGTATGAAGGATCACATACGGTCTGTGGCGACTCGAGTCTGGCATTCGCTCGGACCTGGGTTTTCGGAGCGCGTATACCATAACGCCATGGAGGTTGGCTTGCGAAAATTGAACATCCCGTACCAAACGGAGAGAATCGTTCCAATCATGTTTGATGAACACGCAATTGGAAACATTCGCGCTGACCTCATTGTGGATTCACGTATTATCGTCGAATTGAAATCCGTCAAGGCGCTCAAGGATGAGCACCGTATTCAGACGCGCATGTACATGAAGCTGCTTGGTCTTCATGAAGCTGTCCTCATCAACTTTCCCAACTCGGGAAGTGATCTGGAGGTTGAGGATCTCACATCTTCGAAAGGTAACGTGCTCGATTTATCGAGTACCCATTCTTCAACAGACGTTTGAATTTCTTTTCGATATTGGTTGCCGACTTTTTGGGCGGACTCGCCTTTTTACATGTCACATCCTTGGGTTTATAGCCCAAAAGTGCGACTATAAATTTCATCATTTAAAAACACCCGACATTTTAAACTCAAATGTTCACGCCAGAGATGAAAAAAGCGGCTGCTACCGTGGTCAAGGATACTGATTCGAAAATGTCGACGCGGGTCCTGTCTGTCCTGTACTATTTGACTATCCGGGTGTGTGAGGTTATCGACTGGTGGTTCCCGGTAAAGGTTACGAAAAAGGAAAATTAGGATCAGCAAGTACCGATGTATTGCCACCCGAGGTCAGTCGTGATTTTCTTCCATATAATGTCGTGCTTGTACAGCTTTTCTTTCGACTTGAGCAGAGGAAAACACGGTAGGTATTCATCTTCGCCGAGGAGTTCACAAAATTTGTACAACACGTAGCTGTAACTCAAAAAGTTCTTACGGTTTTCGGGACAATGTTTCTCAAAAGGCTTTTGAATCTGTCCAAACATGAGTCGAAGGCGGTCTTCTAGGGCTTGAGGCATGGTTGGCGGTTTCACCCCGTTGAGAATCGTTGTGATATAGGGTGCGTGTTCGTAGTATTTATTCATGTGAATCTTCTTGAGCATTTCGCGCACCTTTCGATGCGTCAGGTCTGATTTTTCCTTGATGCGCTGCTTTTTAACCTCGAGTTGTATTTGATCAATCAGTTCTTGGGGGACACTCGTGTACTCCTTCGCTTGGAACTGATTGACCCATTCGTTGAAATGGTTTTCACGCCGGTACGAATAGACGACGTGGCGTTCCATGTCCTGTTCCTCCTTGAAACCCACTTCTTGACATTGTACGTAATCTGTCAGCCCACATTTCAGGCATATCATATCACTCGTCATGTCATCGAGGGTATAGTCGATCGAACCACACCCTTTGCATTTGGGTAAATACCCAGGGTTTTTCTTTTGCATCGGCGTGACGTGATTTCCCTCGACGGTTGCCATGTACTTTTCGTAGACATCCTTCTTCTTTCCCCCGGCGGACTCAAACTCCATCAATAAAGGAATACATTCCGCCATGTAATCATACATTTCCTGTTGTGCAACCGAATCCCCTTTAGATATTCTTTTTTGAAATTCTGCTAAGCGTTCTTGATAGCGTCCTTCCATTCTTTTTATTATGTCTGATTCTTTTAGTTAATGTGGGTCCTAAATGTCATCGAACAGTGTCGACCCAAGAATTTTCAGGTGTATCAAATGTTCAGGCATGACGGTGATGAGTTGATACCAGTCGATGAATTCAAACCAGGAGAACATGGACACGTCGATTACTACTTTGGGGGTCAGATGTACACACACATCGGCCGTTGGCCTATTCAGAACATCGTCCCTCGCTTTTCAGTGCCAGTACACAGTGCTATTTTCGTCAACGACGAAGACAGGAAACCGATAATCTGTACTGAAATCGTCAGGCGCCATTCAGGCCCGACGCAATCACCAGTGTCGTTCGACGTGTACGCCCCTCGGCCACATTTCACAGTTTCATTCTCAGGAGGGTTGAGAATCTCCTTGGGAATCAAATGGATCCTCGTAAAAAAAGTGTCCGGTACAGTTCGTATTCAGAACGTTCTTGGACAGATGACGCGCATGGACGTTTAAATCATGGCATACCCCATTGGTCTCTCATGTAAGAGTAGACTGGCAGTGGTAAACGCTGTAACAATGCCAATCAAGGAGAATGTGACAATCGCTACTACGAAGATAACACCCGCCATACATACAAAGTGCTGGTTGTGTTTAACCATCCACCTTCGGTGCCAAGTAAAACTTGAGTTCACCGAGGTTTGCAACCGTGTACCGGAACACGATGGGCATGTTGTCTTCATCCTCATGCTGCATCAGTTGGACGCTCGAGCACAGACTCGTCGCTCTCGTGAACATGTTGATGTACTTGAGTGAAAACACGTTTCCGAGCGCCTTGTCCTTTCCAGGTTCGACGCACTCAATGACCGTCTTTTGGTTGGCGAACCCACCTTCGCACTCGAGCTCGAGTGTATTCTTCTTGCGCGTGATTCGAATATCCTGAGCCAAGTTGTTCATGTCACGTGTCACACGCTGGAAATCGACGCTCGGGATGGTTGTCAGGACGTTCATCTCAATCTCAGGTACGGAGAGTTCATCGTCGTTAATGTCCAAGAGTTTGAAGTCGAACGATGTCGACGACTTTTTCGCTGCATTCTCAATGTGAATATGAAGGAGGTACGAATCGTCGATAGACATACTCAGGGTATCCGTGTTTGTCACGGACTTGAGCAGCTTGTACGTGTTTGAAACGTTAAGTCCAGCCGTGTGTTCTCCTTCACAGTGGTACTCTTCAAAGTTTTCCGCTGGCATGACCAGATGGACGAGCGTCACACGTGCCGTGTCGAGCGTGACAACCACGAGACCCTCTGGGCGGAACACGAGGTTGACATCGTTGATGATATCCTTGAGCACCTCAAAGACGGTGCGAAAGGCACTCGCCTGAATCGTCTTGAGACGAACCATACCTATAGAACGCAGACTCACTTTATACCCTTTTGGTATGCATCGGATACCTTTCTGTTCACCTTTTCTTCAAGCTCGCGTGTCATAGGAGGTGCAAGCGGCATGTTGAAGTGTTCAATGTCGAAATAGTCCCCCGCGTCGTTATCATGGGTGTCATCGAGCATGGCACCAGAAAGCACCGACTGGTCAAACTCTTCGACACGTTCCTCTGGTTTCATCGACTCGATCCACTTTCGAACGTCATTGCCGACGAGAAGCTGCCCGTCGTTTGTCACCAGTGTAGGCACTCGAGTGATCTGTCTCGACGGAACCCCCTGAGTCGACACGTTATGAAAACGGATCATATGAATGAGCGCTGGGTTTTCCCGAATCTCCTGGATCACTTGAGAACAATACGGACACTTGTCACTGTAGACCAGAGTGGCCATCCTAGTATTGGATAACTTTTTGTACCCAGGAAGGCGACGCGGCGGACTTTCCACGGAAAGGACTTTCCACCACGGCGGAAAGGACTTTTTTCTCGTCTGATGGTAATATGAAGGACATTGTCGTATTTCTCCTTCTGGCAATTTTGGGATTTTTGCTGTGGAACCGCGGTGTGTTCATGAACGGCGAGGCGTTTGTGAACGTCAGTGACCAGAAGCCGGTGAGCCCTGCGACGATCCAGACCATCATCAATGCCATTCAGGCCAAGAACCCCGACGTGTACCCAGTTCAGACCATCTACATCAACTCGATGCAGGGTGAACAGGGTTCATCGATGTATGATGCCCGTATCATGTTCGTCAACACACGTGGCTACTTTGGTGTCCAGTATGACATCAAGGCGGACGGTGACGGCAACATCCTGGAAATGTCCGAACAGCCCCAGCCCGGCATCGGCGCTGCTGATGTTTTCGAGCCATTCGGTCCCAGTGATTCGTACACCACGTTCGAGGACACCCAGGTTGTCCTGGACAAACAGTTTGCGGATCTGAAGACTCAGGTTCCAGGCTACCAGGGCAAGCTCGACATTTGGCTGGAGCAAATGCGTCAATCGGAAAGAAACAACGCCGACGCTGCGGCACGGAACGGCACCGTTGTTTCTATGCGCTAATTAGGAATGTTAGTATCAGCACAAAATCTTGCTGAGCGAGAGCACAAAAGGCTCGAGGTTCGCAAGGCGACCTATAGAGCCATCCTCGAACAGCTCTGTCGCAAAATCAAATCTGCGTCAGAACTTGGCGAGCGTTCGTTATTTTTGACAATTCCGCCGTTCACGATCGGCTACCCTGCATACGACATTGAGAGCACAACTGTGTACATTCAGCGTCAACTGGATCGACTGGGCTACAAGGTGATCAAGGTGGCGCAGGGGACGCTGGGTGTCAGCTGGTGTGCGAAACCCAAAGGGCCCGTGGTCATCGACCACTCTGTTGAAGAAGAATCGACTCGGAGTATTTCACTGCCATCGCTTGCCAACTTACAGAAAACGGCTGCGAAATTGCGTGGAAAAAAATAAACCCGCTAACATCAATGGATTCGACCGCTATCCTCGTCGAGGCCGAACGCAAGTTTATGATCAAGCTGTGCAACGCCATGACACCCGTGATGATTGACGCCTTCTACGACATGTACAAAAAGGCGATCGAGGTGTCCAAGGGACGTCAGACGCTTATTCACTACCAGACGCTGCTCCAGGAGGTGCCTCACTGGAACAACACGATCGTGAAGCAGCACGCGGACGCAATCATCAAGTCCTGTTCGATGTTTCCCAATCTGCTCGCCGCCGTTTTCGTCATTTCAGTCAAGATCATGTCGGCAGTGCGCATTTCATCCGACTCGAAGAAGATCAACATCAAGCTGCCATCCAACGACGTGTTTGTGCACTCGTGCTACATAGCAGCCGCCAAGAGCCTGTACGAGGATCCGTATGTCGTCGTGGACAAAATGTCTGACCAGGATCGTCGCATCAAGATGGCGGCTCGTTTCAACGAACTGATCAAAGAGGTTATCGATGATTTTATTCCGGTACAACAGATCCTTGATACGTACATCCCCAACTTTACAGGTGACTTGGACATGGGCGGTGCCAACGAGGACCCCACGGATCCCACCGACCCCGAGATGGCCGGCGACGAAGAAGAGTCAACACCGGTTGCAACACCGTTGCCAGGTACACCGGAGGCTGGGACACCTGCAGCGCCTGAAGCGGATACTCCAGTGGTACCAGATGAGGCAGGAACGCCGATGCCGGATGATAACCCCGAGCCCGGTCGTCCACCTCTTCCCACTGGTATTAAACAGGTTCCAGTCAAAGTTCATCACGAGACACTATTCGACGATGCTCCGGACAAGTAAAAGTCCAAGAGGTCGCGCAGCGGAAATTTTCGTAACCTACAGTAGATGGCTGATCACTATTTTCGTGACCCTATGAGCGCTGCTCTGATTGCAGCCGCAGCGACCATTGCTTACATTCACATTCGCGCATCACTGAACAACGAAAAAGTCCTCACCAACTCAGCGTACTTCAAGCCGGCATTTCTCGTCGGTTTGCTCGTGTACATCATCGTTCACCAGGGCAGTGGACACCAAGAGACTATTTCAACCACGCCTTTTAGGGCTTAAATCCAAGTCACGTAGTGACTTGTCCGTCGGAATTCGCGGCGGACGGGGGGCACTACGTGCCGGCTGGACTTTTGGCTTAAAGCAAAAAAAGTATATTTTCTCAATGGCGACCACCACCAACGCTTTCAACGACATGATGCAGCAGTTTCTTGACGAGCTTGTTCTCACGTTTCCCACTGAGAAGAAGCTGGTAAAGTACCAGAACACGTTCATCCTTCTGCGCAAGGCGAACCAGAAGAAGCCTCTGAAGGAGTTTATGGAGACTGTAGGTCCTTTTGCAAACCACCTGATGCAGAAGGATGAGGAGTTTTTCCAGACGCATGCGTCAGAGGTGCCTTTTCTGAACGACCTGGACATTCCTCGTCTGTGGAACTCCGATCTGTCCGATGCGACGAAGGGTGCCATCTGGCAGTACCTTCAGACGCTGTACATTCTGGGTACGACCATCTCCGCTCTTCCAGCCGAGACGCTCAACATGATCGAGTCTGTGGCGCAGAAGTGTGCCAGCCAGCTCCAGGATACGGCAACCGGCCCCGACGGTACCATTGACGAGGCGGCTCTGATGAACAGCATGAATGGTCTGATGTCATCTCTACTCAAGGGTGGTAAGGGTGGTCCTCTGATCTGAAACAGCAAGTCCTTTCCACCGCAGGTGGAAAGTTGCCACCAGTCGACGGACAAGTCCTTCGGACTTGGAGTAAAAAATCTCCACGTAAAATAGAAGATGACGATTGACCTGCGTGAACTCATTGCAAAAGATCAACTGCTGGATTTTTGGCCCACGTCTCGTCAGACGGCGGAACAGCGAGTTCTCGCAACGACTCGTTTCATCGTGTACGCCGTTGTGCTCACGTACCTGATTCGTCGCGATGCTCGCATCGTTGCTCTCGGTGCTCTTGTCATTGCCGCTCTTTATGTACTGTACACCATGAACATGATTCCAGACGGTAAGCGTGTCGTTTCGACTGGCCCAAAGGTGATGAGCGGTCTGCGCATGCCGACGCGCGACAACCCCATGGCAAATTACCTGCTCGGCGACGACCCAAGCTACGCGCAGCAGGCTCCGTGGTACCCTTCAATGAAGGAGGAGGTCCAGAACGAGTGGAAGTCGATTCACCCGTTCGAGCGTAAACGCGACGCTGAGCGCAACTTCTATACTACGGCAGTGACGACGTGGCCGAACGACCAGGCGGCTTTTACAAATGCTGCGTTCGGGAAACCATTCGCCCCCATGTGCCGCGACGACCCAGCATCATGCAACCCCGACGGTCCATATGCCCGCGGACCAGAGCGTGTCCAGATCCGTGGTGGTAACGGACGCTAGACAACGGGCTTCGCCCGTTGGATAAAAATATCAACTACAAGTAATAATGCCGAGCAGTGTGCTTCAGCCCGGCCTCCTCATGGTTGAGGATGGAATGTACTTTGGTCCCAAGAACACGAACTACGTCGACATTGTCATGACGGACGATGCTCTGCGTTCACAGACGACGTCCCGCAACAACAAGTACTACGCTGACAAGCCGTACGACTTCCCTGAGCTGTACATTGAAAAACCAGTGAACAAATTCATGTCGTGGGACCCGGCGAGCACGTACGCAATGTACCAGTCGGCGTCTTACGCGAAGCGTTACCCTACAGACAAGCAGTAAGTCCTTTCCGCCGCAGGTGGAAACTGGACAAGAGGCGCGGATCGCCTCTTGGACTCGCGGATAAAAAATAACATCTAAATAATAGATGGACCCCTTCAGTCTTGCCGCCGTTGTCGGTCTGGTATTTGCCGGAAAGAAACTCAGCGACGTCAAGGAGGAGCAGGCGGTGATGCCTTCACAGCCAGAACAGATTACTAAATTTGATCTCGTTCAGTACAAGTTTGCTCAGCAGGACCCACCCCTCGACCCACTGAATCTCGAGCCGAACACGGGACGTGGGTTTTCAGGAGGGTTCCGTCTTCCACCGAAAGATATTGCACCAAGTTTCGCGGACGTCGTACCTAATGGAACTCGTTTTCCATTCGGTCAGCCCGTGTATCAGACGGATGGAAGCCGTGAGCCGGTCACGAACAAGATGAACAATGTAACACCTGCAGACAAGAAATACGTCGGACGCGGCCTCGGT